CATTTAGCTGCTAATCCTCGTATGCAAAAGATTGTAGACCAACATATGCAATTAAGGGGTGAAGCTTAATGTGTTAGGGAAATTTCATGACCGCTTACGTGAGCAAGCAACAGGCTTTGCTAAACGTAATGACCAGAAGCCAGAGGATGCCAAGACGCGCATTCAAAAGAGAATTTTCATTCGTACCAAAGATAAGAATGTCGTGAACTTAAAGTTCAATCCTATCCAGTCTATTTATTGGGAGGAAAGGACAAACCGTGACATTATCTTAAAACCGCGTCAATTAGGATTCTCTACATTGATTTTGTCTGAGTTCTTTGACGATACGATTAACAATCCCAATACAACCACTGTTATTATCGCCCATGATTCAGAGAGTACCAAGAAGCTGTTTAATGCTGTTCAGTTCATGTATAACAATTTGCCTGAAGCGAAGAAAATGCAGCTGAATAACGGTAAGACAAAGCCGAAATACGGCAACCGAAAAGAGTTCTACTTTGAAGCTCTCAACAGCCGTATTACAGTTGGTACCGCTGGAAGTACAGACTTTGGACGTGGTGATACCATTCATAACCTTCACTGTTCAGAGGTTGCTTTCTGGCCTGATCCTGAAACTTTAATGACGGGGTTGCTTCAGGCAGTGCCAAGGGATGGTCGTATTGTTCTTGAAACAACAGCAAATGGTGTAGGGAACTATTTCTATCGTACTTATCAAGAGGCCAAGCAGGGTGTAGTTGATTGGAAACCTAAATTCTATAGATGGTTTGATCATCCAGACTATCAGCTACCTTTAGAGGACAAAGAGTTCAGTCCTACAAAAGCAGAGCAACGTGTCATGGAGCTCTACGGTTTGACTCTTGAGCAAGTGAAATGGCGTCGTTGGAAGATATCCGAAATGCCTGAAAAGGACGGGATGTCTAAAGAGGAACATTTCCTTCAGGAGTATCCAGAAGATGACCAAAGCTGTTTCTTAAGCTCAGGTCGTCCAGTATTCAATCTCAAGGATTTAAAGCAAATGATTGAGGTTGCTAAGCAGAAGCCTTATACCACTCACTATATCGATTACGTGGATAATATGAATCATTCTATTGTTGAGCAAGATGAAGGTGAGCTATGGATTTGGAAAGAGCCAGATCCTAATGAGCGTTACTTGATTGCATGTGACGTGTCTGAAGGGAAATCAAACGGTGACTTCTCTGCTGCTCATGTATTTGAATGGTCAAGTGGAGAGCAAGTTGCTGAATTGCACGGGCATTGGGACCCGGACATTTTCGGCAAGAAGCTCGCTGTCCTTGGCTGGCATTATAATACGGCAATGATAGGACCTGAACGTAATAACCACGGTCACAGTGTTCTCAATACACTCATTAATCAAGTTGCCTACGATAACCTTTATTATCACGTTGACTATGATTCAAGAACAGGCGAGGAAAAGAAAGAACCAGGATGGCCAACTACTCCTAAAACACGCCCTATCATGATGTCTGAATTAAGGACCATTATGAGAGAAGGTTTAATGACCTTAAATAGCACTCGCTTACTTGGTGAATGTTTTACTTTCATCGTGAATGATAAAGGCAAGGAAGAGGCACAAGGAGGCTGTCATGATGACTTAGTCATGGCATTTGCAATTGGCATTCAATTACGCAAATACATGCCAGCTCCTAAATATGTACTTAATTCATTTATCACAGGCTTTTCAATGAATGGAGGTGAGAATTAATGGGACTACTCGATGGATTTAAAGCATGGCGTGCTGAAAGGCAGTTTAAGAAATTTGTTCGTAATCTTAGCCATTCAATCAACACTCGCTTAGAAAGTGGCAGACAAACGCATGAAAAGTGGGAGAAGCAGTTTTCTTGGTATGAAGGCATTATGATTAACCGCAATGAATTCCGCAACAAGGACGTTATGGAGAGTCTTAAAATCATTCGTGACTTAAATCCAGACGCTTCAATGGCTATATGGAATTTTCTTCGCTTATCTAATAATGGTCATGAGCTTGAATGTCAAAAACCTACAGGCTCCAACGATAAGCAAGGGCTAGATTATATCAACAGCCTAGCAAAGCGTGTAGGTGCTCTATATGGCGGTGGCATGGATCAATTGATTAATGTATTGAACCTTACAGGGTTTACCCAAGGAGCCATTTGCTTAGAGGTGGAGTTGAATGAGGGCTTGAATGATGTCGTGGACTTTCATGCAGTAGATCCTAGCACTGTAGATTTTCGTAAGGATAAAGAAACAGGTGAGGTCCAATTAGTGCAGAAGCAATCGGATGGTACATATAAGGTGCTAAACCGAGAGCAAGTTTTTTATCTCCCGTTTGATCCTGATATTGGAGATCCTTATGGACGTTCTCCTATCCTGCCGCTCTTGCAAATTGTCTTCTTTCAGGTTGAGGTACTGAAAGATTTAAAAGCGGTCGCTCATAACCAAGGGCATGCACGTCTAGATGTATCAATTGCACAAGAAGCAATATTAACCAATATCCCTCAAGAAATTAAAGTAAAGGGTGCTCAAGCTATTGCTGAATACGCAAATACCTTTGTCAAATCTATTGAAAAGCAATTTAGCCAAATGAAAGCTGATGACAATTTCTTTCACCCTGATTTTATAAAAGTTGATATGGTTGGGGGTACCGCTGGGAAATCGATGGATGCCACAGCCTTAATCAATATTATTAATCAGCAACTTGTTTCTGCTTTAAAGCAGTTACCTATCCTTTTGGGGCGAAATGAAGGCACTACGGAAACGCACGGCACCGTTCAATGGCAAATATATGTTGCCGGAATTGAAAGCATTCAGCGAGGTGTTAAGCGTGTTATAGAACGCGCTTATAATGTTGCGTTGCAAGTGCAAGGTAGACAGAGTAAAGCTCGTTTAACCTTTAATAAGCTACGTACCACAGACCGTTTCCAAGATGCACAAGCTGAACAAATTGAAACAAATACCTGGATAGCAAGGGTCGTTCAAGGTTGGGTAGATAATGATGAAGCTTCAAATGCTGTTGTTGGCCATGATGCAGTTGGCGAACCCCAAGCACCAGTTACAACATCGCCAGCTATTGCACGCTCAAGACGTGTACAAGTTAAACGCCAACCAAAAACACGCACCGATGATACTGAAGATGAGTATGTAAAGGAGATGCAAGGTGATTGGGTACTTGAAGTTGCTGTTCTAACAACAAAAGCAGCTGATGATTTCTATAACCTTTTACAGAATCAAGTAGAAACATATATCAGTAGACTTGAAGAAGTCGATACGCCTCCTACGCGTGTCTTGATAGATGTTCATAGGTTTATGTATTCTAACAATCGAAAAGACCTCTCAGACATTCCTAAATCGTTTATTGATTGGGTTAAGTCCAATATCTTAACAGATGAAGGCGAGCAGCTTGAATTGTGGGATGCAGCAGGCTTTGATTGGATAGAGCAATCAGCCAAAATAGCAGGAATGTACAACATTATGGAAATCGATACAGAGCTCGTATTTGATGATACGAACGATGATTTCTTGCGTTCCTTATCTGATCGTTCTCGAAGGGATGCCGAATTGATTCAGGGTGTCACTGATGAGCGTGTGATTATGGCTTTATGGGACGTTGCTTTTGAAGGTCAATACAGTATAACAAAAGCAGCTAATGCATTACGAGAAGACTTTGCTTTCTCAAAAGGCAGAGCAAGAACGATTGCTCGCACTGAAATGGTAGGAGCTGCAAGAACTGGTCAATGGCATTCTGATAAGCAATCAGGTATGGTCATCGGCAAGATATGGCGTTCTGCTCAACAAGACCGTACAAGAGACGGTCATAGAGAAGCTGATGGACAGAGAAAAACATTGGATGAGCCATTTTACGTGCAAAACGCAAACGAAGAGTTTGAGCCGTTAATGTATCCTGGTGATAGCTCAAAAGCTTCAGCAGATAACGTCATTAACTGTCGTTGCTGGTATAAACGTATTCTTGAAGGTGAAGAGCATTTATTGGAGGGAGGTGAATAAGGAATGACAGGAGCTTTACATTTGCCAGTGCGCTTACAGGTAGCACAAGAACAGGAAATAGATTTAGATGCAATTAATCGTCATACGCTTGAGCCTGTAACAGCTGATGATATTTTTACATTCTCAGGTGTTTGCTCGAATGACAGACTAGATTCTTACTTTACACGAATGGACCCTGTAACTACATTACGAAACTATGCTGCTGATTTAAACAATGGCGTGAGTTTATTAGGGAATCATAATATCTATACAGCTCCTTTTGGTCGTTCATACGGTGGTCAGTTGATTCAAGATGATGCCGATAATGCGAATGCAGTGCGCGGTGATTGGTACATCCTTAAAGGTGTAAAAATCAATGGTGAGTCTACAGACGATACTATACGAGCTATTAAAGCTGGTATTACACGCGATATGTCCGTTGGCTTTTCTGATGAATCTTATCGTTGCGGTTCTTGTGGCCGTGATTTATGGGATTGGGAATGTCCACATATTCCAGGGCTAGAAGATGAAAATGGTCGAATGTCCTTTGCTTGGATTGAAAACGCTAGGCTTAGAGAAGTATCGACTGTATATAAAGGCGCTACACCTGGTGCTTACATCGACAAAGCGAGAGCTTATGTCCAACAAGGTGAATTAGAGGAAAATAAAATAGCGAAATTAGAGCAACGCTTCCAAACTCGTTTTGAGAGAAAAGATGGCGCTGCTTTTTTTATGCCTAAAAGGGAGGATAACAAAAACATGAACTTAATTGAACAAGTTCGAAGTGCTCTAAAAGAAGGAAAACTTGAGAAAAGTGCTGTTTATAACGTTTTATCGTCAGAAGGTGAAGTCTTTCGTCAACCAGAGGATGTTCAATTACGTAATGAGTTGGGCGAGCAAGCCACCATAGAAGGCGTTAAGCAATTAAAGGTAGAAGCGGAACAAGGTCGTCAATATGCATCAGATTTGGTTGACCAAGCTGTTGCGTCTCGTACACGTGCTCAAGGTGATGGATTTAATGCTGAATCCTATAAAAACATGCTTGTACGTGCAGCTGACCTAGACTACATCAAGGATGAAATTAAAGCTTACGAGGAAATGGCGGAACAACGTTTTACACCTGGTCGTCAAACAAATCCGGATGATCCAAACCGTAGTCAAGGTGGAGGCAACGAAGAGGACGACATCATTGTTTCAGAATCATACAAAGGAGATGAGAAGTAATGTTTAACAAAGTAGGCGGTATTGTACCAGATAGCTATGGATTATCCCTCACTGTTTTTGCGCAAGATGCTACATCTGAAAGCCCAGTGAAGGCAGGAACACCACTTAAATTGGCAACTACAGGTGCTTATCATGCAGTAAAATGCGCTGATGGTGATGCTATTCAATTAGTAGCCAAGCATACTGTTACATCAAAAGAAGCACCACTTGGTGTATATGATTATGGACATTCTCGTAATAATGAATTTCCATACACAGGTACCATTGCTGTTGGTGATTCAGTGGTTGCGAATGGAACTGGCGGAGTAAAGAAAGCAACCGAAGCCAATGGTTCTTATGTAGCATTAGTTAATTCAAGTAAAGGCACAGTAGAAGTTCTACTGCCTTAATGGAGGGGAAAGCATGAAATTTACAGGCAAAATTAAAAATAGTCGTGGAGAAATTATTGAATTAAAGAATGGTTCAGAATTACGAACTGCTATGAAAGATTCAGCTCTTAAAAATGGACGTATTTCAGGACAGGCTGAAGACTTAATGACTAAGAATAGTTCAGCCCCTTTCCGCTCTTACCTTGCTTCTCAAGGTGTAACAGTAAAAGATGCTATTCGTGCTTTAGGCATTGAAGACATTGGAGTAGAACAAGTTCGGGCTTTATATCAAAATGATAATACAAAGCCGTTATTTAATGCAGTGTTAGAAGACGGTTTTCGTGAGGGATTCCAAGCTGGAGGGCGTGCGGATCAACTAATTGGCCAAACAATCAGTATGGATCAAATGAGCTATCAGTACTACACATTAGATAATAAACCTAATGACGATTTGGACTTAAGTTTTATTGGTCAAGGCGCTCCAATTCCAATTGTGAGTATCAAATTAGACCGTGATCATACGATTTATGTTTACAAACGTGGTGGTGGTATTGAGATTACAGACGAAGCGAAATCAATGCGCTTTGATATGCTTTCTTTACACTTACGTCAACGTGGTATGCAGATTGGACGTACAGAGGAAAAGTTAGCGATTTATCGTTTATTAAATGGTTATTTCGGTGATGGGACAGATGCAGCTCCTACGCTAGGAGTAAAAACAGCGAATGATTGGAAGCTTTCTGATATTTGGTACGCAAAAGAATATGCTTTTCAAAAATACGGCTATAACTACTCTAAATGCTTAATGAACTTAAAAACAGCAGAACAATGGGCAACTCAAAAAGAGGCAAATGGGAATCTTATCTTCCTAAATGAATTAAAGAATGGAGATATGCCAGATGTATTGAATTACAAACCATTCATTTCCGAAGATATTCCAGATGGTCGCATTGTACTCGTAGATCCTAGATTTGCGTTAGCAAAATATGAGTTCAAACCATTCTCAGTGGAAAATGATCGTGACGTGAAAACTCAGGTTGAAGGTTCATATGCAACTGAAACATCTGATTATATTCCATTTGATTCAAATGCACGTCTTATCTTGACGTTGGATCAAGCTAGATCATAAGGAGGGATAGCATGGCTGCTGCTAAAAAGAAAAAATATAAATTAAAAGACCCTGCTACTCAGTACGCTGAGATAAATAGTCTAGGGTCTTTTTCGTTGGCTGGAGAACAAGAAAAGGAGTTACCAGATAATCCTTCTCGCGAGCTTTTAAAACGCATTGAAGCAGGTTTTATTGTCGAGGTGGAATAACATGCCTTATGCAACTGTAGCTGAAGTAAAAGAGCGTGTTTCATTTTCTGAAATCGCTGCTCTTACTGACATCAAAATACAAGGGTACATTGATCGTGCTACATCTTGGATTCATCGGGAAGCTCAACGAAAGTTCAAGGATGAAACAGATGAAGACCTGCTTGCCGATTTACGTACAGCTACCGTATTGCTTGTTGAGTA